GAGGTACAGGTTGTCAATCCATGCGGAGTCTGTGACCTGTAACTTGAACGCTCCTTGATCGGTGGTACTGCCGATGAGAACCTCGCCATCCGATTTCACCCGCACCCGCTCGGTGCCGTTGGTGACGAACGTCAGAATGTCGGCCCCACCCCGTCCGACTCCGGTGTTGGTGTCACCGTCGAACCCGTAGACGACGCTGTTCGATGTGGTGAGGTCATCCGCCAGTATCGCAGCCGTTGCCGTGAGTCCCGGCACCGTCACAGTGCCCGTAAAGGTAGGGCTCGCCGTCGGCTGCACGGACAGCACCGTGCGTGCCGTCGCGGCGTCCAGTTCCTCCACGTCGCCTGCACCCGCAGACGAGCGACCGAGCAGGCGGTCGGTGGCGGAGACGTTTTGCAGTTTTGCGTACGTGACGGCGTCGTTGTCGATCGTCAGCACCGTGCCGCTGCTCGAGATCGTGATATCGCCCTTGTCGCCGTCGCTGAACCCGACGCCGGCCATCCCTGTCGGCCCTGTCGCGCCGGTTGGCCCTGTCACGCCTTGTGAGCCTTGACTGCCGGTCGAGCCGGTCGGCCCTGTGGCACCGGTCGCGCCCACGGATCCCGTGTCGCCAGTAGCGCCCTGCGCTCCGGTTGGCCCTGTAGGCCCGGTCGATCCGATGTCGCCTTGCGCTCCAGTTGCCCCTGTCGGGCCTGTTGCGCCAACGTCGCCTTGCACGCCTTGCGATCCCACAGCTCCTGTCGGCCCTGTCGGTCCGGTGGCACCGACGTTGCCTGTGTCACCGACGACGCCCTGCGGCCCGGTGCTGCCCGTCGGCCCGGTTGCACCAGTCGCACCGACGTTGCCTTGTGACCCGACAGAGCCAGTTGGCCCAGTAACGCCTTGATCACCTTGGGCACCGGTTGAGCCTGTCGGCCCAGTCACGCCCTGGATCCCCTGCGCGCCCGTCGGCCCTGTTGCACCAACGTCGCCGACCGATCCTTGTGGCCCTGTGCTCCCAGTCGCGCCGGTTGGCCCTGTCACGCCTTGCGAGCCAACGGCGCCAGTTGGTCCGGTCACACCCTGATTGCCTTGAGCACCCGTAGGCCCGGTCGGGCCTGTGGCGCCAACGTCGCCCTGCGCTCCGGTTGGCCCAGTCGATCCCACGTCGCCCTGCGGTCCCGTGCTGCCAGTCGGGCCTGTGCTGCCGACTGCGCCTTGGTCGCCAGTGGCGCCTGTTGGGCCAGTGACGCCTTGGTCACCTTGGGCACCGGTCGGGCCGGTGGCGCCTGTCGCGCCAACGGATCCCTGCGGCCCTGTGCTGCCAGTTGGCCCGGTCACGCCTTGGTCGCCTTGCGCGCCAGTCGGGCCAGTGGCACCGACCTCACCTTGGATACCAACGGCGCCTGTTGGGCCTGTCACGCCTTGCTCACCTTGCGACCCGGTTGGGCCTGTCACACCTTCGGCGCCGCTGGCACCTGTTGGTCCGGTAACGCCTTGCTCGCCTTGGTCGCCCGTTGGGCCGGTCTCGCCGATGAGACCTTGAGCACCCGTCGGGCCTGTTGCGCCTGTCGCGCCAACGTCGCCCTGCGCGCCAACGGCACCCGTTGGCCCTGTCGGCCCAGTGACGCCTTGGTCACCTTGCGCGCCAGTCGGCCCGGTGCTGCCGATGTCACCGACGGCTCCCGTCGGGCCTGTCTGGCCAACGTCGCCGACCACGCCCTGGGCGCCGGTTGGTCCTGTCGGCCCTGTCGAGCCTTGTGCGCCCGTGTCGCCGGCGACGCCTTGCGCGCCGGTCGGCCCTGTGCTGCCGACCTCGCCTTGTGATCCCGTTGGCCCAGTCGCGCCAACGTCACCGACGGCTCCGGTCTGGCCTGTCGCGCCTGTCTCGCCTGTTGGCCCGGTGACACCCTGCACACCCTGCGACCCGGTCGGCCCGGTGACGCCTTGGATGCCTTGCGGTCCAGTCGCGCCGACGTCGCCTTGGCTACCGGTCGGCCCAGTCAATCCGATCAGGCCTTGCTCGCCTTGGGCGCCTGTGGCACCTGTCGGGCCGGTAGCGCCGGTGTCGCCGACGGCTCCAGACGAGCCGGTCGGCCCCGTCGCTCCCGTGGCGCCCTGCGCGCCCGAGCTGCCCTGTGCACCCGTCGGGCCTGTTACGCCTGTGGCGCCAACGTCGCCTTGCGGTCCTGTCGGGCCTGTCGATCCGACGGCGCCCGTGGAGCCGACCGAGCCTGTGGCACCCACGCTGCCGGTCGGGCCGGTCACGCCTTGGACGCCCTGCGGTCCGGTGATCGATTCGCCCTGAGCGCCAGTTGGGCCGGTCGCACCGGCAACGCCGGTGGCACCGACGCCGCCCGTCGATCCTTGCGGGCCGGTTGGCCCGGTCGCACCTGAGGTCGAGAACTCCGTCCACGTCGTCAGGTCGCTGCCCAGCTGCCACAGCAGGCCCGTGGCCGTGACGTGCACGAGCATGCCGGCCTCGCGGCGGGCGGCCGGGATCGCGTCCCGTGCGGCGTCGGTGGCGACCGTGCGGTAGCCACCCTTGCCGTAGAGCGCCTCGTGGCTCGGGTGCACGTCGGTCGTCGAGAACGGCACGACCGGTGCGGCGACGTTGGTTCCCTTGATGCTGCTCATCAGCTCACCACGACGACGACGGTGCCGGTGATCGGGTACGTGCTGCGGTAGATCGTGTAGCTACGCGCCGCCTGCCCGGTGAACGTGATCGACCTGGTCGTCGTCTCCCAGGCGGAGTTAACCAAGCCGCCGACCGTGAACGTGGGCGACCCGAACGACGCCGGGAGCACGAAGTGCAGGTAGGCGGCCGTCGCCACGATCGTCCGCGTCTGGCTGCGGCCGTCAGCCATGTCGCTCGTCAGCTGCGACGCGATCTGGCCGTCGGTGATCGCCGCGGCCGTGCTCGCGCCCCACCACCGCAAGAGCAGGGCAGGGGAGGTGGCCGTGTCGTCAGCGACGGCCTTGGTGTGCACGCGCATCGTGGCTCGGAACCCGTCGCCGTACCGCCAGACCGGGATACCTCGAGGTGCTGCCACCTCGTACGTCACGTCGGACCCGCTCTGCGTGTCGACCACGCGGTCGTGCCGCTGCGGCACGCCCAGCGGAAAACTCCCCGTCTTGATCACGAAGTCCCGCGACTCCCACCGCTCGACGACGCCGTTCTGGTCGGCAGCCTCAAAGACGGAGCTGCCGACCGTCGCCGTGAGGTTCACAGTCGTCGCACCGCGCACGTACCGCACCGTCCGGCCGGCCGAGGTCGCCAGCCGGTCAGCCAGCCAGGACGCACCAACGGCGAGCATGTCGGACATCGGTCACTCCACGGCGCGGCAACGCCGCCGCGGCGCGTGGTGGATACGCGCCGGCGGCGGGTTGCGGCAGGTCTCGGACTCGCGTCGGATCAGCGCTCGAGCTTGACGCTCACCGTGGACGCACCCGTCACGGCCTGCGCGACGGCGTAGCCCATGTTCACGCCGGTGACGGTCGTGGCGACGCCGCTGGTGGCGTACCACTTGACCTGCGCACCGGCCGTGATGGTTTCGCTGTTCGCACCCGAGGAGTGCTTCGGCACGCTGTAGACGCCCTCGACGGCGACGACACCGACCGCACCGTTGGCGATGGGGCGCGGCGCGACACCGACGAGCGAGCCGATCACGACCACGTCGCCGGCGGCGATCGCGCCGCTGGCCGTGTGGTCGAGGTAGTAGCCCTTCTGAACCGTATCTGCCATGGAACTGGTCCTCTGCTGCTGATGGGTGTGGGTGCCGGCGGGCGGACACGCTGCCCGCCCGCCGGCGAATAATCACGACACGGTTCAGACGTCGACCTTGACGCCCGCGAGGTACTCCGCCTTCGACACGCCGAAGTCGTAGTAGCCACGCATCTGGACGCCCAGCACGTTGAAGTCGGCCTCGGCCGTCTCCACCACCGGGCTCTGCACGCCGTTGAGGAACGCCACCTCCATCACCGGCAGGTCGGCCGGCGACGCGAGGAGGTAGTGGTCGGTCACGTTGGTGAGGTAGGTGGAAGCCACCACCTCGTAGCGACCGGCCAGCACGTTCCTCTCCGGCTGACCCGTGGTGGCACCGCTCTGGATCAGGGCCGAGCCCATGATCTCCAGCGCGGCCACCTCGAGGTCGACCGGCACGAGCAGGATCCGCGGCGTCACCGCCAGCGGGTTGCCGTCGGGGTCCTTCAACTTCCTGAAAGTGGTCACCACGTTCTTGAGGCTCGACACCGACAGCGCCGCCGACGCCGGCGTGGTGCCGGACGTCATGAGGTTCTTGCGGGCGGTCGTGAAGAACGACGCGTCATCGAGGAACGCCGTCCAGAACACGTCGTTGAGCTTGAGCGCACCGCCACGACCGATCCGCTGCGGCACCGCGGTGAGCGCGCCCAGGTCATCGTTGATGAGGTCGGTGCGGGTGACCGACGTCATGATGCCGTAGGTGCTCGCCGAGATCGTCCGCGACTCGTCGCTCGTCGCCGCGTGCTTCAGCTCGCCGCCGTTCGCCACGGCCTCGAACTTCATGCCGCCGTTGAGCCGGTACGACGTCAACGTCTTGAAGTCGTTGACCGCACGCACCGCCGAGATGCTCCGCCACGCCGACTCGACGCTGTCGAAGCCGGCCAGGAGGAACTTGTTGACCGTCGCCGACAGGATGCCGCTGATCGAGTGCGTCGACCAGGCCGCCTGCAGCACCGGACGCAGCGTGGAGCTGGTCAGCTTCTGCGGGCCGTCGTAGCCGTTGGCCACGGCCGCCTGCAGGATCACCTCGCCGAGCGTGATCTGCCCGCGGGCCTTGTGCGCCGCCTCGAGCACCTTGGCGTCGTACTTCTGCTCGACGCCCGGCAGGCCACCCTGCATGGCGAACGAGGCCTGGATCACGTCCGCCGACGGCGGGGCGTGCTCGACGATGTGCACGGCCGGAGCCGCCGGCCGCTCGTCGCGGGCCGCCTTGAGGTTCTCCATGTCGGTGACCTTCTTGTTGAGGACGTCGACGGTGGCGATGAGCTTGGCCAGGTCGACAGCCGGTGCAGGATCGGGCTCCACGGCGACCTCCGCCGTGGCCGCCACGGCCGGGGTCGACACGACCTCGTCCGTGGGCTTGGTGGTGGCGTCAGCCGCCATGGTTTCCTCCTCGACGGCCTCCTCGGCCGCGATGGCGACGCTGGTCTCCGCGTCAGCGCCAAGAGTGACGAACGAGACCTCGCGGAGAGCAGAGGCCCTGACGATGCGGACAGGCCCCATGTGGGTCTGCCCGTTTGCGGTGGCGACGGCGTCGGCGTCGACCTTCTGGTGGCGGCGGACGTCGGCGCCGACACTGGCCTGCCAGGCGTAGCCTCGCTCGGCCAGGGCGAGCACCTGGCGGGCCGTGTCGGTGTCGGCCATGATCTCGCCCTCGACGATCAGCTTGGATCCCTCGACGCGGACGCTGTCCGTCTGCCCGAGGATCGACCCGAGCCCGTAGTCGTGACCGAGAACGATCGGGATACGCTGCTTGGTTTGCATGCCGGCCAGATCGATCACGACCGGCTCGCGGCTCCAGCCCTGACGGATCGGAGAGCCGGTGTAGGCCTCGATCGTGAACCGACGCGGGGAGGCCGCGGCCTCGCCATCGGCGGCCTGGAGAAACGTCACGCTGGTGTCGAGTTTCAGAGTGTTCATAGGAAGTCGATCAGCTCCTCGAGGTCCTCGTCGTGGTCGAAGTCGTCCACGTCACGCCTCCTGTGGATTGCCCTCCTGCATGGGCTGCGCTGCACCGCCCAGGTCGATCGGCAGCCCCAGCTCGCGCATCAGCTCCAGCTCGGCAGCCCGCTGCCGCAGCTCGACGTCCCACCGCTTGCCTTGGCGGGCGTACTCGCTCGCCAGCGTCGTCGTGTGCGTCCGCAGCCGCACCTCGGCCGCCGACGCCTCCTTGCCCGGGTCGACGTGCTCGCGGCCGTCCCAGACCCAGGCCCAGTTCCATTCGGTGAACGGCGGAAGGCCGTCCGGGATGACGCCGGCCAGGCTGGCCTCGTTGACCCACGCGGCCAGCACGCGGTCGAGGCAGACCCGCTCGAGCTGGTCGCGGTCGACGCGCTGCATCAGGCCGTACACCTGGTGGTCCATGCGGCCGCTGGCGTAATTGTAGGACGAGCTGTCGAGCGCGGCGACGTTGTACGGCAGCTGCATGCAGCGGGCGATCTCGTTGAGGATCTCGCGCTTAAAGTCCTTGTAGGTGCTCGTCGGCTGCTCGGCCTTGAGCTGCGAGATGTCCCAGCCCTCTGGCAGCGTCACAAGCGATCGTTTGCGGATCTCCATCTCGGCGAACGCGTCGACCTCGTCGACCTCGGCGGCCGGCGAGTTGGAGTGGATGAACGCGGCGAAGTCGGCGGCGGTCTCGGCGGCCGCGATCACGGCCTCGGTGTAGCGCCGCAGCTGACCGAAGAGCTTGAGCGCCGGCGCCACCTCGGGCATGCCGCGGTTTTGGCCGGGACGCTGCCGGCGGAACCAGTGGATGACCGCTGCTGCCGGCACGCGTTGGAACTGCAGGTTGTTTACGCGGTAGTTGCTGCCCGGGTGGAAGTTGAGCACCTGGTAGGCAACCACGTTGCCGGTGGCGTCGAACTCCAGACCGTCGACCGTGTTGCCCTCGGGCGTGATCGTCTGCCGCATCAGCTCGGTCGGGGTTGCGACCATCTCGGCCTCGACGAGCCGCAGGTCGAGCTGCACGCCCGGCAGGCGGGCGTTGTTTGTCATCAGCGCGAACGCCTCACCGTCGACGACGAGCGCCTCGCGCATCGTCCGCAGCTTCGCCGGCAGGTCGATCGTGTTTCCCCAGTCGTAGAACGCCCGCTCGACGACACGCGCGGCGTCGTCCTGGACGTCGAGCTGCAGCCGCGGGCCGGTGCCGACCAGGTCGCTCGCGAGCGTGGCGGAGATGCCGGCCAGGTACGAGTTGTTGTTGCGCTCATACCTCGCGCGGTTGCGGATCGTGCGACGCACGACCGGCGAAAGCTGCGCGTCGGCAGAGAATGCGTCCGCGACCCCCCAGTGCTTGTAGTCGTCGCCCAGCTGTGCGGCCTCATACCGTGCACGAACGACCGGAGCAGCGACGGGTCGCGGCTTGGCCTTGGCACGGAAGAAGTCGAGGAATGCCATCAGGAGTACGGCGATGGTGTGAGCTGGTTAAACCGCAGGCCACGCCTCGAGGTCGATGCGGCCGCCTTGCCGGTGAGGTACTTGTCCGCGGCGATCTGGTCCTGGATGGACTGCGCCTCGACCTCGCCGGCGTCCGTGCGGACGCGCTTGGGGCCGGTGGCGGTGTCTTCGATGGCCTGCTCGATGGCGTCGCTCATAGTGGCGACGATAGAGCGCGCGCGAGCGCAGACCGCAGGGGGTGTGGCCTACTTGGCAGCCATAGCCAGGCCGATGTTGGCCAGCGCGTAGCCGGCCCACGCGATGGCCATGCCTGTGCTGCCCTTCGACCACTGGTCGCAGGCCACCGCGAGGTAGACGACGCCAACGCCGAGGATGAGGGGAGCGGACATGGTGCGAGCAGCCCCTACGTCAGGCGTGATACACGGAAGCGGCGTGATATACGGACCGTAGAAACACGAGTTCTCAGCCCAGTTTTTCCAGTAGGCGGCGAAGCGTTTTGTGGATCGCTACCTGTGAGTCCTTCCGTGCCAACGCTGCCGCCCATTCGATAGCGAGTCGATCAACTGGCGTGAGCGCATTGTCCAGTGTCACCGTCACTGCACCGTCGCACATGGACAGCGTGGCATCCTGCTCGGCCAAGCGACGGATGGCTTCCTTCAGGCGTTCGCTCTCAGCCCGTGCGTCCCACAGGGCGGCCGCCGCCTCCCAGTCGCCAGCCTCTTTCAGTCGGTCGATAGTGTCCTGCCATGCCCGTTGGGTGCCGCGCTGAGAACCAAGCATTGGAGCAGACCCGGCATCGTCTTGTGTCATATCAACGTCCTTTCTCGGGCTGCTCAATGCAGTCGTTCTCAAAAACGACCCCGGCGGGTTCGGCGGGCCGCTTTATCGGTGCGGTGCCTGCCCGCCGGGATCGCTGTTCATTGTGCATACCCTAACAATCAACCGCCGCTCGTCGTCCGTCATCTCGCAGCACAGACGAGCCAGCACTGACGACAGCGCCTCGCGCTCCGCATCGGTGAGACGCAGCCGCTCAATCTCCTCCGCCGCCTCGTCCATGAGATCGCTCGCCGGCGCAGCGTCGACTGCGTGCGTCCACCGGCGCAGGCGTGTCACGATGTCGGTCATGCACCCATCCTCCGCAGCTCGATCTTGCGCGTAGGCGCCGTCGGGATCATGACCTTCTTGCGACGCCGGCCGCCGGCCTCGCTCGCTGCCGGCTGCAAACCGTTGATGCTGGCGGCCACGGCCGAACCGACGAGACAGTCCCACCAGTGGTTGTCGCGGCCGCTGATCTTCCATTCGTCGACGACGCGGCCGCGGGCCTCGGTCCTCACCGGGAACTCGCTGGTGAGGTGCTCAAGCAGCAGGTCGTGGTCGCCTTGGTACAGCGTGATCGCCTCGGGATCTCCGATACCGAGACGCAGCCGCGCGGCGCAGAACGTCTTCCAGAAGTTGGCGTCGTAGAGCACTGACCGGTGGTCGGTGTCGCCAAGCTTGCCGATCCGCCAATTGAGCCCGACCTTGTCGCCGCGGTGCTTTTGCTTCTCGGTCAGCGGCTGACTCGACGCACCGATGCCGCGGCCGTGCGACGGCAGCAGCTGGGCCGCGAAAGGCGACTGCTTGGCGAACGTGCGTACGACGGTGGTGGACTGCCCCCAGTTGGCGTCGACCAGCATCCGCTCGATCCGCATCTTGGCGCCGTCCTCGCGCAGCCAGTCTCGGCCCAGTAGCAGCCGAGCCACCTCGTCGAGGCCGGCCCGCAGCGCACCTTCAAAGCCGGCGCCGCTGGCTGCTCGTGCCAGCGTCTTTTTGGCGTGGGCACCCTCAAAGAACGACACACCCTGATCCGGGTACGTGCCGTAGGCCACGACGCGGCCGCCGAACGACTCACCCCACGACGCCACCAGCCAAAAGAGCAGCTTTTCCTGCACGTCGACAAAGGCAGTGAGCGTGTTGTGGCCGGCCGGCACGATCGCACGAGCTGGAGGTACTACGCGCAGTGCCAAGCCGCGCTTGTCCAGCTTGTCGCTTGAGATGTCGTCGGCCACCGGCTGGTTTTGGTACTCCGCGAAGAACGCCGCCTCGCCGCGGTCGATCCGCAGGTTCCAAGCGTGCTGTAGTGGCGACAGCTCGTCGTCGTGCTTGCGTGCCGGCCACGCCACCTTGGAGCCGGCATCCATGTCGGCCTGGTGCTCGGCATAGAACGCCGTGGCGGCATCGGTGCCGCTTCCGTCGCTCTGACCCTGACGACGCAGCTCGGCGTACTGCCCCCACAGGTCGTCACGCGTCGGCCACTCGTAGACCAGTGCCGTCCGCTCGCCCTGCCACGACGGGTGGCGGGCACGGTCGAGGAGCCGGTCCGCCAGGTCGTCCGGACGGATCACCGTGATCGTGCACAGGCCAGCGATCTTCGCACCCGGGCCGGCGAGGCCAAGGATGGCACCGGCCAGCACCCGCTCGCGGGTGGCAACCTGCGATGGGCTGGCCGCCGACTCGTCAGTCTGAGGATCGTCGATGAGGACAAGCGACGGGCGCAGCGTCTTTCCGTCTGGCCTGGTGTGCTTGATGCCGCGGATGCGGCCGGTGATGCCTGCAACCCGCACGGCGGCGCCGGCTGACGGTGCACCCGGGATCCAGGGCAGCGTGATCTGGTCGGCGGTCCACTCGATGTGCGTGGGCTCACCCTCGCACGTCTGACCCTGCGCCCGACGCGTGATGCCCTCCATCGCACGCACAGGGTGGCACACGGCTGGGAAGTCTTCCGCCAGGACGTCGTTGTGCTCGAGGTGCGACTTGATCGAGTCGAGCATGGCCTGCGCAATGTCGGCGTCGGAGCCGATGAGCATGACGAACTGGGCGTAGCCGTACAGCATTGCCCAGATGCACGCCCACTCACACATCGTGCTTTTGCCGCTGCCGCGAGGCATAGCAAATGCGAAGAGCTCGCCACGGATCACCGCCGCCTCAATCTTGGCGATAGCTCGCAGGTGGTCGTCAGACCACGCCAGCGGGAACGACTCGGCAGCGTACGTCTCGCAGAACAACCGGAACGACGCGCGGCATGCGGCGAGCCGCTTGGCGTCCTTCACCGGCGGAACGCTGCCGATGTCGCGGCCGGCAGCGGCGACCGCACGCGACCGCTCGCCGGTGCGACGCTTGATGTCGTCGTAGCGTGCCTTGGCGGCGTCGAGGCGGTGCTTTTGGTCGGATCGAGTCATTGCAGACAGGCTAAAAAACGCGCTTGTAATAGGGTGCTCGCCGGGTATCTCCT